GTATTTGAAGATGATTTGCCATCGGCTGAACTGCTAGATGCCAGCAATATCACGATTATGGATACGCGCCCGTCTTATAAGCGCAAAGTGATGTGGTACAAACTGACCGCCATGGAAGTGCTTGAGAAAAGTGAATGGCCAGGCAAATACATTCCAATCGTGCCTTGTTATGGCGCCCAAGTGGTGGTTGAGGGTAAGCGCAAAAAGTATGGTTTAGTCAGGTTTGCCAAAGACCCGCAGCGGATGTACAACTTTTGGCGTACATCAATGACCGAAAGTATTGCTTTAGCACCGAAGCCCAAATGGCTCATTGCTGAAGGACAAGATGAGGGCCACGAATCCGAATGGGCAATGGCTAACATCAAGTCAACGCCTGTGCTGCGCTACAAACAAAAAGACATTGAGGGAATGCCCGCCCCCGTGCCATCGCGGATTCAACCAGAACCGCCACCAGCTGGCATTATGGTCGCGGCCAACGCCATCGCTGACGACTTAAAATCTGTTTTGGGCATATTTGACCCGTCGCAAGAGGTACCAGGCAACATTTCGGGCAAAGCATTACAGGGCCAACAACAGCAAGTTGACCTGTCAAATTTCCATTTTTATGACAACATGACCCGTTCTATCAAACAAACGGGCAAAATCATTCTTGATTTGATACCAAAGATTTACGACACTCAGCGGGTATTGCGGATTATTGGCGTCGATGGCAAGCCAGACATGGTGACTATCAACGACTTGCAAGCTACTGGTGAAGTAATGAATAACGTCACCGTCGGTTTGTACGATGTGGTGATGGATACCGGACCAGGCTATAACAGCAAGCGTCAACAGGCCGTTGAAACAATGATGCCTTTAATGGCCGCGCCACAAATATTCCAAGCTGCCGGTGATTTGTTGTTCCGCAACATGGATTTCCCTGGCGCCGACATTATTGCTGACCGTTTGGCGGCTATGAATCCGTTATCGCAGATTGATGAAAAATCAGACGTACCGCCGCAATTCCAAATGAAGCTATTGCAAGCCGAAAAATCAGTTGCGGATATGCAACAACAAATGATTGCGATGCAGTTAGAGATCAACAACCGCGGCCAAGTTGCAGCGTTGCGTGAGGAAGGCCAAAACCGTCGCAAACTGATGGATGTAATTAGCCGCGCCTACAACACCGACACCATCAACGAAGCAAAGGTTAATCAGAGCAATATCAAAGCTGTGACTGACCAAAACAAGATGGAAATCGACGCGATGACCCGTTTAATTCTAGGCGGAATGCCCAAGGAATTGCTGGCCGCCGAGATGGAACGACGCAATCAAGAGCAACAACAGACCGCAGCATTTGCAGAAATGGAAGTCAACCAAACTCAAAACCCATTTATCCAAGCCGGTCAGGAATTGTTGGCACCACCCGCACCGCCCCAAGGAATGGGACAGCCCCAAATGCAGCCGCCGATGCAACCCCAGCAGGGAATGCCGCAAGGGGGCCAGCCGCCTGGCATGATGTAATTGACATATAAAGAATTCGGGTTGACAATACCCAAAGCCTACCGATGGGTTTTCATCGGGTTAATTCGTAGGGGTACCTATGTCTGAAGTACAAGAACGCCTGGCGGCTAACGTCGTCACAAGCGAGAATTTAGCTGAATTCACAGCCCAAAAACTTGGTTTAGTTGATTCAAACCCCGCAACCGAGGCGGTTAGCGAAGACGCAAATAGCGCCGCTGCCGAGCCGGACGGAGAAAATCAAAGTGAACAAGATGAGGCCGAGAAGGATGCGGCAGCAACAGATGAGCAGAAAGAGAAGAAACCTAATCCAAAATTGGAAAGGCGATTTTCAGAGATAACCAAGCAGCGTGAAGCGGCGCGAGATGAAGCGAAGCGAGAGCGTGAAGCAAGGGAATCATTGGAAGTCAGGTTTAAGGAACTGGAAGCCCGCGTAAATCCACCCGCGAAAGCGGATGATGAAGTTGGCGAGGAACCTAGACCGGATCAATTCAGCGATATGTACGAATACGCGAAAGCGTTGGCAGAATATACCGCTGATAAAAAGATGGCAGAAAGGGATCAACAGGACAAAGCCCGCAAGGCCGCGGCCGAACAGGAAGTGAAGTTTAAAGCCTGGGCGGATCGTGTGAACGCAGCTAAAAACCAGTTACCCGACTTTGACGATATGGTGCAGAGCAGCGACGTGAAGGTTTCGGACCCCGTGCGCGATGCAATAATCGAATCAGAGTATGGTCCACAGATTTTGTATTACATGGCTGAAAATGCCGAGTTTGCAAAAAAGTTGGGCGATATGTCAATCGTATCCGCCGTTCGTGAGATTGGAAAAGTTGAAGCCCGTTATGAGAGGGATGCAAAGGTTTCTGCGCCGGAAGCAAAAGCTGTTGTTGGAAAGTCAAGAGCGCCAGCGCCTATTTCGCCGTTGCGCGGTGCAGTAAATACAGTTGATGCGGGATTGGATTCCGATGGGAATTTTCATGGAACGTATCAACAATGGAAAGCTGCCCGTAATTCAAAGAAAATACGCTGACAATTAAACTTTTTCCAAGGAAATTAAAATGTCTAATAACCTACTTACCATCAGCAAGATCACCAACGAAGCGTTGATGGTCTTAGAAAACGAATTGACATTTACGTCAGAAGTTAACCGCGAATACGACGACCAGTTTGCCGTTGTGGGCGCCAAAATCGGTAACACTCTGAACGTTCGTCGTCCAGGTCGTTTTATCGGTACAACCGGCCCAGCGCTGAACGTTGAAGATTTCAACGAAACTTCCGTGCCTGTGACGTTGTCAACACAATTCCACGTTGATACACAATTCACAACGCAAGACCTGGCACTTTCGCTTGATATGTTTAGCGACCGCGTCCTGAAGCCAGCCATTGCTGCAATCGCCAACAAAATTGACTTTGACGGTCTGACCATGGCTAAAAACAGCACCGCCAACATCGTTGGTTCAGCTGGAACGCCCCCAAGCGGCCTGATTACATACCTGACCGCCCAAGCGTTTTTGGACAGCGAAGGCGCACCACGCGACGGCCGCCGTTCGTGCATTATCGAACCATTCACCAGCGCCACTATTGTGGACAGCCTGAAAGGTTTGTTTAATCCACAGTCAGCAGTTACTAGCCAGTATCAGAAAGGCCTCATGGGTCGTGATTCGGGCGGCATGAACTGGAAAATGGATCAGAACGTGATTTCCCAGCGTTTTGGTGCATGGACCTCGACAGCCAGCACATTGACTGCCAATACACAAAGCATCGGTATTGCAACTGGTTGGGCATCATCGTCCACGATTACTTTGACCCACGGCGCTGGTTTGACATTGAACCAAGGCGACGTAATTCAAATTGCAAACGTGTTCGCTGTTAACCCCCAGAACCGTCAGCCATACGGCACCAACAAGATACGTAACTTTGTTGTTCAATCCACCGTTACCGGTGCCGGTTCGAGCACAATGTCCGTAACTGTTGTTCCTGCAATCATTACAGCTGGTCAATTCCAGAACGTGTCGATTCCTACAACTTCCGCAACTGCAACAGTCACACCGTTCAGCATCGGAACTTCGGCAACCGGCACAGTCAGCCCACAAAACCTCGTGATGCACCGCAATGCATTCACGCTGGCCACAGCTGACCTTGAATTGCCAGACGGCGTTCACTTCGCTGGCCGCGCATCAGACAAGGAACTTGGCTTGTCGATTCGTGTGGTTCGTCAGTACACGATTAACAACGACAGCATCCCAACTCGTTTGGACGTGCTGTATGGTTGGGCGCCGTTGTACCAAGAACTTGCTTGCCGCGTTGCAGCGTAATTTAGTGGGGGGTTAATCGCCCCCCGTTAATGAAAATCAAAGGAAAATATCATGTCAAATCCAGGCCCAGCAGTCACTAATACCAACCACCCATCGAACTTAGCAACCAACCAGGCACTTCGCTTGCTGGCGAGCGCTCAAAGCGTGAATCTGAACTCCGTTGCCGACACCGTCGCGCAATTGGTGAACGATTCGGGCAATATCAGCGTTCAGTCAATCATTGTTGCAAACGCAAGCATTGACCTGACTACAGCCCAACTGGCCGTTTTTACCGGACCAGGCGCAACGGGTACAGCAATCAAGAGCGCTTACGCTCTGACGGGCAACACGACCGCGGCCAAAGTGGTCATTACTGCTGCAACATCGACTGACGCTGTAGACGTTTCGCAGCTGTTTGTTCGTTGCACTACCGCCCAGGGCGCAGCTGCAACTGCCGATGTGTTCATTTATGGTTACGACCTGACATTCTTGCCTTAAGCGGGAATGAATTAATGAACTTGGAAAGCCGCCCTCAAAAGGGGTGGCTTTTTCGTATTCAAAGCCTATAATTTAGTATCCAAAGGGGAATTCCATGTTGCCAAGTTTCAGACCAAATGGGCCGACTTACAGAATTACTGTACCGTCTTCCGCATCAACAGCGCTGGCCATTGAGCCTAATACAAACGTTGAAAACAACTACGTCGGTTTACTTAATACCGGCAGCGCTTCGGTTGTTGTAACGCTTGGAACATCAGCGGCCACAACGCCAACAGCAGCAATTCCGACAACTGGTACATCAACGCCAGGAATCATTTTGCCACCATTGATGAATTACCCAATTGCGGTGCCGGCGCCAAGAAACACTTTTTTCATTTCAATTATTGGTACAGCGGCAGCTGGTGAATGTTTTGTGACGCCACTAGCGGCAGGGTAAATTATGACCAATCAGGTCGCAAACCAGCAGACCACAAATATCGTACCGGTTCAGGGTGTTTTTGGCCCTGAGCCAACGTTTACGCCCATTACGCTGGTAGGTCCTGCGGGGTCATTCTTTTACGCCCCCACCAATCCTGTGCAATCAGGGTTAACCATTACGAATTCAACCATTGATTCGTCGGTGATTGGTGGTTCAATTCCCGCAGCTGCGTACTTTACAATTGGTCAAGTGGCTGCCTCTCCTGTTGCTGATGCTGACATTGCCAATAAAGCATATGTGGATTCGGTCGCGCAGGGCTTGGATATAAAGGCATCGTGCCTGTATACCACCACAAACATTGTCACGTTGTCGGGTCTTGGCACTCAGGCCGGTGGTGATTGGCCATCAAGCCTTACGGCGGGTGACCGTATCCTGGTTAAAAACCAAGCCAACCAGGCACAAAACGGTATTTATGCGGCCGCATCAAGTGGTTGGACGCGCACCGCAGACATGAACAATTGGTCTGAAGTGCCTGGCGCGTTTACTTTTATTGAAGACGGCGCAACACTTTCAGCAACAGGTTGGGTGACCACCGCAGGACCAACTGGCACCATTGGCGTGACCAATATGCCTTGGACGCAGTTTTCGGGGGCGGGTACTTATACCGCTGGAAACGGTCTACAACTAATATCCAATGCGTTTTCCGTCAAACTAAACGGAACAACTTTAGACGCAAGTGTCAGCGGATTAAAAATTGCTGATACTTATGCAGGGCAAACCAGCATCACAACGTTGGGAACAATTGCAACAGGAACGTGGGCGGCCACAGACGTTGCGGTGCTGCATGGCGGCACAGGTGCATCAGATGCGGCCGGCGCAAGATTAAACTTGTCAGCGGCAATTCTTGGTGCAAACAACGACATTACCAGTTTGTCGGCCATCACAGGCGCGATTGCTAGTCCAACTTACGTTCAATTCAATACAACGCAATCCCCATTGCCAACTGATGCAACGGGACGGTTGTATTACGATTCTACAGACCAGTTTCAAACCATGGTTTTCCAGATGAATGGAAACGTGGTCCAACACGTTGGCCAAGAACAGTTTTTTAGAATTAAATGCCAAGGGTCAATTACCAAAGGCCAGGTGGTTTCGTTTGCGGGTACGCTAGGCGCCTCTGGCGGCCTGATTGGTAAGGCGGCCACAGGCTTAACTGTTGACCAGGCTAATTTAATTTTGGGCGTGGCTGACGAATCCGGCAGCAATAACGATTGGATTTTTGTATCGTCGTTTGGTGAAGTTAAAAAAATCAACACAACGGGCGGCGCTGAAGCCTGGGTGCAAGGCCAGCTACTGTATTACAACCCAGCCGTTACAGGTGGATTGACCAAGACGAAACCCGCAGCACCCAATGCAATCGCC